TAAAATTTTAAAATCAAAGAAAGCATGGTACACTATTGCAGCTATAGTAGTACAGCTTTTACATGAATCATTTGGATTAAATCCTGAAGATACTACAGCTATATTACATTCTATTATAGCATTAGTTATTGGTCAAGGTATAGCAGATAGTGCTAAAAAATAATAGATATAGATTAAAGCCACACGAAATAGTGGCACTTAAAAGAATGAGGGAATCCGAAGCTAGAAATGTTCTAGTTATCGGTGACCTTCATGAACCATTCTGTTTAGATGGTTATTTAGATTTTTGTATTGAGCAATACGAAATTTGGAACTGTAACAAAGTAGTTTTCATTGGTGATATAGTAGATAATCATTATAGTTCTTTTCATGAGATAGATATTGAAGCTGAATATACAGGTAAGCAAGAACTAGAAGTAGCTATTAAAAGAATAGCACGTTGGTATAAAGCGTTCCCAGAAGCTAATGTTGTTTTAGGTAATCACGATAGAATGATTATGCGTAAAGCACAAACATCATTAATACCAAGTAAATGGATAAAATCTTATAAAGAAGTATTAGAAGTACCTAATTGGAATTTTCTAGATAGATTAGTAATAGATGGCGTACAATATATTCATGGTGAAGCAGGCACGAGTAGAAGTAAGTGTAGGGCTGATATGATGAATACAGTACAAGGTCATTTACATACACAAGTTTATTGTGAAACATACGTAGGACAAAATTTTAGAGTTTTTGGTATGCAAGTAGGTTGTGGTATAGATCATGATAGTTATGCTATGGCTTATGCTAAACGTGGTAAGAAGCCTGCTATTGCTTGTGGAGTTGTTTTAGGTGGTACTACACCTATAAACCTTTTAATGCCTTTATAATGAAGACTAAGCATCAATTACCTATAATGATAGTATGGGCTTTTGTACTTATTATATTAGCAACCTTTATTTAACTTTCTTAACACTATAATTGTTAATAACTTTCTAACCGAATTATGTTAGTAATTAATTTTATTGTATATTTGTACCATGTTTAACAATAAAAATAAGAAAATGTATAAATTAATTAACAAGAAAACAAAAGCAGTTCATTTATTTAACAATGAACAGTACACAAAGTTCTTTGAACTAAAAAGAGGAACTAATCAAAGAAAAATATCATACCAACATATAGGAGATATGTATCATACTTATGATGTGTCATGGTTTGCTAATAAATATGAAGATTATGATATTATAAATCTTAATGATGAAATGTATAATAATATAGTAAATATTGCATTAGCAGTAGCAACTGTTACTGTTGTAGTAGCTATAACAAAAATAGTTATGTTATGGATATGATAGTAGAACAATACACATTTTACAATGATGGTAATTTATATACTAATAAAAAAAGATCATTAGGTAAAAGACAATATGAAGATATACCTGAAAAAGCAGATTTATCAATAATAATTGTAGGATCAGAAAAACAAACAGATAAATTATTTAAAAAGTATATAAAAAAACATAATTTAGCATTAGATGAATGTTATGATATAACTGATGATATACCTAAAAATAAAATGGATATAGTAAAAAACAGATATATAAATAACAATAAAAAAGCATTTATAGTATAGGTTAAAATTGTTTACCTAAAAAAACAATAAATATAAAATATATAAAAATGGCATTATTAAAAACAAGCAAAGTAAAAAGTGTACAAGCAAATGGTACTTGGGAAGGTAAATTTGGTTTAATGTACAAATTTGAAGTAGAAATGGAAAATGGAAATGCAGGTGAGTATTCATGCAAAACAAAAGATCAAGAAAAATTTGTTGTAGGTGAAGAAGTACAATATGAATTTGAAGATGGTAGATTTCCTAAAATTAAACCTTATTACAACAAAGGTAATTTTTCATATACAAAAGGTGGTGGTGAAAATCCTGATAGACAAAGATTAATTATTAGACAAAGCACACTAAAAACAGCAGTAGAATACCTTAAAGGTGCTGAAGCTTCTTTAGAAGAAGTTTTTATAGCAACAGAAAAAATGATAGAGTTTATTATGAAAGAAGATAAAAGTAAATCAAACGAAAATACAGATGATTTACCATTTTAAATTATAAAGGGGGGTTATAACCATTTTAAATTATTAACTGAGCGGTTATACTTTGAAAGGTTGCAGTTATTGATGAACAACAATAAATTAATTATTAACAAAAAATTAAATTTACAACAAGACTGCACCCCCTTTTTTTAAACATTTAATTATGAATGAATTACAAAAAATAGATAGAGTATTAAATATTACAAGTAAAGTTTGTAATGTAGATTATAAATTATTAAAAACATCTAGCAGAAAATTAGAACTAAATATAGCTAGACAAATAGCCTGTGTATTATCTATTAAACATTTAGGAATACATAAAGTAAAAGTAGCAAAACGTATTAATAGAGATAGAACAAGCATGAACCATTATATTAGAAACCACAAAAACAATTATAATGGCTGGAAAATATATCAAGATAAATATGATCAAGCATTTGCAAAGCTATTGAAAGGTAATAGAAAGCGTAAAATCTTACATAAAAATAAATTTATTAATATTGTAAGTAAAATACAAATAACTAATTGTAAAGCACCTGATGTTACAATTACAGTTACTTGTGGTAAATATAAACAGGAATTTTATGTAGGTATATTTAATTTTGAAAGAGATATAAGTACAATAAAAAGAGCTTTTGCAAATTATGATTATAAAATAGATTACAGAACTTATGAAGGATAAACCTAATTATTATGCAATTATACCTGCTGATGTAAGGTATTCAAATTTAAAACCTAATGCTAAGTTATTATATGGTGAAATAACTGCATTAAGTGGTAAACTTGGATATTGTTATGCAGCTAATAATTACTTTGCTGATTTGTATGGGGTTAGTAAAAATACAGTTAGTAGATGGATTAGTGATTTAAATAAATTAGGATTTATAAATATAGAAGTAGAACGTAATGAAAAAAAACAAGTGATTAAAAGAAGGATAGGTATAATTAAAAATGATGATAGGTCTATATACAAAAAGAGCAAAGAGAATAATACAAGTATTAATAATACAAGTAATATAAATATAACTAAAGAAAAATTTATTGCTGAAGTTATGACTTTTGATTATCCAAAAGAAATGTTAGAAGATTTTATTAATTATTGGACAGAAGGAAAAAAGAAAATGAGATACCAAAAACAAAGTACATTTGAAATAAAATTAAGATTATTGCGTTGGTCAAAAAATCTAAAGAAGTGGGATAGACCTAAACAAACAGTATCTAAAATAGATAGTCAAATAGATGAATATTTAAAAGGTAAGGATTTATTATGAAACAAATAAAAGAATATAATTTAAAAGAACTAACATTAAAAATATATGATTTAGTTAGTATTACATCAGTAGAAATCGGACACAAAACAGATGGCAAAACAATGGCTGCATTATCTAAAATTTTTGCAAGTGATTTAATAAAAGAAAATAGATTTAAAAACTTATACCTATATCAAATACAAGATGCTTTTAGATTAGGTGTAAGATTTGGTAAAGATGAACCATTTTTAAATATTAGAACTTTTTATAAATGGGTGTATGCACATAAGAAAGTTATAGATCAAGCATACTATCAAGTACATACGTTAAATCAACCATCAGCAGAAGTACCATATTATCAAGAAAATAAAAAATTACTAAAATGAAAACAAAAGAAATTATAAAAACATTATTAGAACAAAACCCACAACTAAGAGATAGTGATGCAAAACTTAAATGTAGGTTTTGGACAAACGAATTAAAAACTAGAGGTATAGACACAAAACAAATTACTGCACATGAATTTTTAGTTATGCTATCACAAAACAAATTACATAATGCAGAAGGATTAACTAGAATGCGTAGAAAGGTACAAGAAGAACACGAACATCTAAGAGGTGAATTGTATAAAGAAAGACAAACAACACAACAAAATAAGATGAAAACTAAATTAGGATATAATGTAAATTTGTCTTGTCAAGTACCAAAAAAAAATAATAAACCTTATACAATAGGATCATATGACACCTATTAAAAAACCTATAAGTAAATTAAAAAAAGAGTTAGACAAATGGTTTAGCTTGTATATTAGATTGAGAGAAGCTACAAGTCAAGGAATATCACAATGTTTTACATGTGGTAAAATAGATCATTACAAAAAACTACAATGTGGACACTTTCAAAGTAGAAGACACCATGCAACAAGATGGAATGAATGGAATTGTCAAGTACAATGTGTAAAGTGTAATATGTTTGAACAAGGTGAACAATGGAAATTTGGTTTAAACATTAATGCTAAATATGGTGATGGTACAAGCAAAGAATTAGAATTTTTAGCAAAAACATCTATAAAGAAAATAAGAGTAGAATATGAAGAAGATATACGATATTACAAAACACTTGTTAATAACTTAAAAAAAGAAAAAGGAATTGAATAAATATTTTTTTATATTTGAGATATGAAAAAAATAATATATGCTAATAAAGAACATGAAGTTATAGTTAGCAATTATATTACAATGATAAAAGAATTTGTTAGAGATGTATCTAATGATGTAAGATGGAAAAATTATAATCAAGTTTATGATTTGATTGTAGAATATCACAACAACTATGGAAAAAACACACAAGAAAATAATTATTGGGATTGGTTAATGATATTACCAATAAACCTTTCTGTAATGACAAATGGCTTTTTAGCTGCAATAGAAACAAAAAGAAATAAAACATTGGTAAATTCATATAGAGTTTTAATAAATGAAATGCTGCATGATGTAGTAGAAAAAATAGAAAAATTAGAACCTTACAATGAATGATATATATAATATATTAGCAAAATTATTACCTAAATATGAAGATATTGCTGGTTTATATACAAAAGATAAAAATGAAATAGATGATAGTGTACAAGAATTAATGCTATATTTTATGCAAATGAATGTACAAATACTAAAAGATATATATATAAAAGATGGTGAAGAAGGTTTAATAAGATATGGTGCAGTAGCATTAAGAAGATCATTAACAAGTAAAAGATCAGCATATTATTACAAGTATAAAAAATATTATGCTAATCTTATAAATTTAAGTTATAAAACTACAACTACACAAAAAAACTATTATAAAAGTATATATAATATAGCACAAGAAGAAGAAGAAGATATAAAAGAAAAAAACATACAAAAAATAGAAGCTGAACTAAGTAAGTTACATTGGTACGATAAAAAAGTATTTGAATTATACTATGAAGGGCATACATTAGATAGTTTAGCTAAAGAAACAAAAATAAGTAGAAATAGCTTATATACTACAATAGATAAAGTAAGAACTATATTAAAAAAAGAATTAGTAAATGAATAGGTTTTTTACAACTGATGAAGTATATAAAGATAGATTAGATATATGCAGAAGTTGTATATATTATTTTAAACCGACAGGACAATGTAAAAGATGTTTATGTTTTATGAAAGTAAAAGCACGATTAGCACCAATGGCTTGTCCTGAAAAATATTGGAATAAAACAACTACAATAGAAACACCTAAAGGATTACCTGAAGAAATAATAGAAGAAGTAAAAAAAGTATATCCTGATATAAAAAATGGTAAAGCAAAAAATCAAGAAGTAAAAAAAAGAATGATAGAACTATACAATACAATACATCAAACTAATTATAGTACAGGTACTAATTGTAGTAGTTGTTTGAGTAGTTGTTTAAATGGAATAAAAGATATTTATATAAAGTATGGTAAGTAGTTATTTAGGTTTTATTTTTATTGTTATATGTTAGTATACTATTTACCATACTTTTTTAAAATTTAAGATATGATAGAATTTTTAAGACACGCAACAGGATTATGTGGTGAGCCACATCCAAGTTTATTAACTTTACTTTTTGGTACACCAATATTAGGATATTTATTAATGAAACTAAAAAATAAAAACAAATGAGTACATTTTTAGGAATTATAGTTGGCTTTTTTGTGTTTGCTTTTATAATTATAAGTTATTTAGAATATAAAGCAGACTTACACGAAATGCACAAAATAAAAGACAAATTAAAAGAATATGAAGAGCAAGAAAAAATTAAAAATACCTAACTATTATATAGGTAAAGTTTATGGTTATGAAGCAAGAAAGATTATAGAAGATTATAATTTAAGTTATAATGTAGGTAATGCAGTTACTTATTTACTAAGAGCAGAAAACAAACATAAAACACCAATAGAGTGTATAGAAAAAGCTATAAATCATTTAGAGTTTGAATTAGATAAAATAAAGAATAAGAAATGACTTTATACAAATGTGAATATTGTGTAGTAGAAAAAGAAATAAGTAAATCTACTATTGTATTAAGGGAAGGTAGATGGGTAGTTAAAGAAGCATTATGTGATTGTGGTAAGTATATGGAAAGTGAAATAGAAGAAGGTATGCCTGATTTAATAAGAACTGAACCTACACTAAGCAAAAAACGTGATATGCTATGGGATAGTGCAAAAGAAAAACTAATAGGAGATAGAGGTGTAAATGAAGATTTTAAATAATGAAGTTTGTAATAAAGGATAATAAAGATAAGCAAAGTCTGATAAACTATTTAAAAGAATTAGGTAGTGATTATGTAGTTGAAGTTAAGAAACAAAAAAACAATAGATCAATGATGCAAAACAATTATTATTGGAAATGTATAGTGCAGGTATTAGCTGAAGAACTTGGTTATTTTAATGATGAAATGCACGATACACTAAAAGTTAAATTTGCAAGTGAATGGTCAAGTATAGAAGTAAACAATAAAACAATAGGACTACAAACAGTAAATAGTACTGCAAGAATGAATACTAAAGCATTTGAGATATATGCAGAAAATATACGTATATGGGCTTTGAGTGAATTAAATATAAGATTAATGTTACCAAACGAATATAATTAAAATGAAAACAATGAAAGATTTATTACAAGAATTAAAACAAGAAGCTGAAGAAGAAATTAATTTTGGAAGCAGCAAAGAAAAAAATTATGGTAAAGGTATAATGGAAGCAGTAAACAGAATAAAACATTTTTGCAAAAAAAATAATATTAAATTAGATTTATGAAAATAAATAAATTTTATAATGGCAACTGTATAGATTTAGCAAAAGAATTACAAGATGATAGTATAGATTGTATTATTACATCTCCACCTTACTACAATTCATCACATAAATATCAAAGAGGTACAGGTTTTCATTATACTGCTGATATAGGAGAACCTTTATATGTTATACAAGATGTATTTAAAGAGTTAAAACCTAAACTAAAAGAAAGTGGTGTAATATGTTTAAATTTAGGTTTTAGTTATGGAGAAACAGGTGTGATGCGACCATTTGATATTTTGAATAGATTAAGAGAAAAAGAAGGATATTTTGTAAATGATATAATTATATGGCATAAAAACAATCCAATACCAATGCAAAATAGATTAACAAATGCTATTGAATATATTTTTGTTTTAAGTAAAATGCCAATAAATAAATACTATACAAAAGAATATACACATAATGTTTTTAAATTTCCTGTTGATAAAGGAAGTAAAGGTCATTCAGCAGTTTTTCCAAAAAAATTGCCTGAAATGTGTATTGAACATTTTACTAAAGAAAATGATTTAGTTTTAGATTGTTTTATGGGTAGTGGTACAACTGCTTTAGCTTGTGTAGAAAGCAATAGAAATTTTATAGGTTTTGATATAAATCCTGATTATGTAGAATTAAGTAATAAAAGAATAAAAAATATTAAAGTACAAAATAAATTGTTTTAATTTCTATTATATAGTATAGAATTGATTAATCAATCTTTTTCAATTATGGATAAACGAATAAATAATGGAGGTGCTAGAAAAGGTGCTGGTCGTAAAAGCAAATCAGAAGAACAAAAGCTAATAGAGAATTTAACACCTATGAATGAAATGGCATTAGATTCTTTAAAACAAGGTTTAGAGAAAAAAGAACAATGGGCAGTAAAGTTATTTTTCGAATACTTTTATGGTAAACCACAACAAAGAGTAGATGTAACTACAAATGATGAAAGTATTAATATGCCTATAATAAACTTTGTAGAAACTGAAACTGAACAATAAATATAAAGAACTATTTGAATCTGATGCTAGATACTTTATAATTACAGGTGGTAGAGGATCAGGTAAATCATTTGCAGTAACAGTATTTCTAACATTACTAACAATGAGCAAAAACATTAGAGTATTGTTTACAAGATATACAATGGTATCAGCACATTTATCTATTATACCTGAATTTTTAGAAAAAATAACATTACTTGGTTTTGAAAATATATTTAGTGTAAACAAAGCAGAAGTATTAAATCTAAGTAATAAATCAGATATACTATTTAGAGGAATAAAGACATCAGCAGGTAATCAAACTGCAAGTTTAAAATCATTACAAGGTATATCATGTTGGGTATTAGATGAAGCAGAAGAACTAATTGATGAAGATATATTTGATACTATTGATTTAAGTATTAGAGAAAAAGATGTACAAAATAGAATTATATTAATATTAAATCCTGTTACTAAAGAGCATTGGATATACAATAGATTTTTTCAAGATAAAGGCGTACAAGCTGGTTTTAATGGCGTTAAAGACAATGTATGTTATATTCATAGTACATACCTAGACAACATAGATAATCTATCTAAGAGCTTCTTAGAGCGTATTAGGACTATAAAAGAACGTAATATAAAAAAGTATAAGCATAAAATACTTGGTGGTTGGTTAGATAAAGCAGAGGGTGTAGTGTTTGATAATTGGACAATAGGACAATTTAATCCCGATGGACTACAAACTTCTTGTGGTATGGACTTTGGGTTTAGTGTTGATCCTGATAGTTTAATAGAAGTGGCTATTGACAAAAAGAAAAAGAAAATGTATGTTAAAGAACATATATACAAGAATGGTTTAAAGTCGCATGAATTAGCTAAGATAGTATTAGATAAAGTAGATAATAAACTTATAATAGCTGATAGTGCAGAACCTAGATTAATAGAAGATTTAAAACACTTAGGAGTAAACATAAAACCTGTAAAAAAAGGTACAATAGAAAGTGGTATAACTAGAATACAAGATTATGAATTAGTTGTATGTCCTGAATCAACTAATATAGCTAAAGAACTTAACAACTATGTATATGCAGATAAAGGTTCTAAGCTATATGTAGATTCTTACAATCATGCTATTGATGCTATAAGATACAACGTAATTTATCATTTAGACAATCCTAATTATGGTAGGTATTTTGTACAGTAAACTAAATATTAATTTTTTCTATATATAATTATGAAAATAAATGTTAGGAAAAAAGGTAAGGTAAAAACTTTTAACTTAATAAAGAGCTGGTCAGATGTTACAGTTGAAAAGTGGGTTAAGTTAGTAAATTTACACAAAGGTAGTAGAAGTAAAGAAGCATTAGAAACAATAAGTGCATTATCAGATATACCTAAGAAGTTAATAAATGAGTTAGGAATACAAGATGTTGCATTAATACTTACAAAACTAAGCGAATTACAAAAACTATCTAAAAGCAAGTTAAGAAGAATAATAAAGGTAGAAGATCAAGATTTTGGTTTTCATCCTAATTTAGAAGATATAACATTAGGTGAATGGGCAGATATAGAACATTACATAAAATTAGGTGTAGAAAAATTTATGCCACAAATTATGGCAGTTTTATATAGACCA